TCATCTCAACGGCAGCCGTTTCATGCCTGTTAAACTCGTACTTAAGCCATAGTTCATCCTTGTACTGAACCACCTTGCATCTTGTCGGTATGACAGGATAGATGCCTATGACATTAAGGTCATTATCGTATACAGGCACTATGAAACAAGTGTTGCACAGCATCAGGATGGTGGATGTCCTATAGAGGAATTGTGACCATGTCTGAAAGCTGTTCGGATAATACTTCAGCCTTGCTTTCAGTTTCTCATTGCCACTTCCGTATATGTCCACCTTTAACTTTGAGATATGCCTTCCTGCTGCATCGATACAAGCTCTGACAAGCTCGTTCTCAAATATCTCTCCGTTCCATGTGGTAAAGGATGGTGAATAGCCGTTCAGAACCTTTATGGTCTGTCCTTTACTCATCACCTTTTCTGTCTGTTTCTGCTTCCTCGGTGGAAACAAAATATCAAATAATCCCATTATGAAAACCTCTCGTTTTTCAGTTGTTCTCCGATTTCAAAGCCGTACTTATCTCTCATTACAAGGGCATCGAGTAAACTTGCCGTTCCGTCTATGTGTGCATTCGGATATATCTTGACAAGCCTTCCTCTTCCTCTCTCAAGTGACATCTTCACAGCACTATCGAGAAGGTGCATCTTTAACAAGTCATTGTGTCCTATGTTCGCTACTCCATCACGAAGCTGTGCTTCAAAGGTGTTCATGGTGTTCCACAAGTTGTCACCTTGATACACATCGTCCATATGAAATCCGTATTGTCGGCATTGCTGAACGAAGTATGTTGCCGAATATCGGTCATAGCCGACTTTCAGAGGATATATCTTGTACTTCTCGACTAATTCCACCATCCAATTGAAAACATCGTTGTAGTCGATTATGTTCGTTCCTGACGGCACAAGGATTCCTTCATGCACATACTTGGCATATGGAATCTGATCTCGTTCCGTTGCTTCTGCGATAAGCTCGGAAGGAAGGAAAAACTTGGTGAAGTAATTCAGTTTTCCATTCCTTTCGATGATGATGGTGCAAGCTGTTAAGTCTCTTGTCTGTGACAAGTCCACTCCTGCTACGGCATATGTGTTCTTAAAGTCATCAAGATTGATGTTCTCCCTTGATGCATCTTCTATCAGTTTCGCTGACAGCCAAGCCTGGGCAGAGTTCTGTTTTCTGTTGCAATACTTCGTGAGAAACTCAAGTTTCTTGCTATAACTTCCTTCAGCGATTGCGATCTCTTCAAGAAGGTAATCGACCGATATGGATACTCCAAGGTTTGGATTCGACTTCTGAAGTTCGTTCAGGTCATTCCATTTGCTTTCATCATCTATCATGTAGATGACCGGAAGAAGCCTTGATTCGTGGGAGTTCCCATTCAGCCATCCTGTGCTTCTCTTTATCAGTTCATCGTAGACAGAATCGTTCACATATCCTGCCGTACTGATGGCACAGAGCGTCGGTTCTCTTCTCGATCCGAACGATGACTTGATGACTTCGTAATACTTAAGACCGGCATCTCCACTCCAGGATGCAAATTCATCTGCGATGCAACATGAGATGTTAAGACCATCGCTCTTCTTGGAAGAGAATGCGAGTGGTTGAGCAGAAGAGTTAGTTTCAGCCACATAAAGGTCTGTCTTCCTCTTCTTGGTCATCTGTGCAAGTTCAGGCTCATGCTGAATGCTCTGATACATGGCATCAAAGCATATCGTTGCCTGTTGGAGTCTCGGTGCAGCAAAGTACACCCTGGCACCGTACTCTCCGTCTCCGTAGAGCATATATGAGCTGATGCCTGATGCGAGAAGCGACTTCCCGTTCTTCCTTCCGACCACTATCACTATCTCACGAAATTGCCTTCGGTCATTGCTGTCAACGATCCCAAAGATTAGTGATATGGTTGCTTTCTGCCATAGTTCCATCTTTAAGAGCTGTGGAGCAAGTTCGCCTTCATGATGATGGCAAAAGTTCTCGATATACTTTACGGCTCGGTCTGCCTTCTTTTGGTTATAAAAAAAGGCTCGGTTCTCCAAGCCTTCTATTATCCTCTCGTATAATGTCCTGATATGATGCCCTACGATTACTCTGCCATCCTTTATCCGTTGGTAGTATTCGTAGATATAGTTACTCATTCAGGAATGCCTTTAATTTGCTGTCTTTCGCTGAATCAGGTGGAAGTTTATCATCAAGCTGCTTGATGTAGTTCTGATATAACTTCGTGTAGTTGGCAAAGGTCTTACTTGCGACCGTCTCCTTCACTCCACTCTGATTCTCTCCGTGCTGATATACTTCGGTAATGCCTTCGGTGTCTATAGCATCCTGAAGGTCTTCCAATGTCACATGAAGCCATGCTGTTTTTTCTATGACCGGATTCAGTAGTGCATACTGATTCGGTGGAAGTACCTTGTAAATCTTGTTTAATCGGTTGTATTCTTTCTTAACTCTGTCTTTCTTCATAGATCGTTATCCCCCCTAAACTATCTACTCGGTATCTCGGTGATTTGTTTGCCTTCTGTCTTTTGTGTTCTTCTTCATGACATTCTCTGCATAGGAGTTCCAGGTTCGCTTCGTTAAGAGATATCCTCGGATTCTTGATGTTGTCCTTGTTCAGATGTATCTTGTGGTGTACGATCTCTCCGGGAATACCAAGGATACCTCTCTTCGTGCATCTCTCACAGAAACACACTTTCTTACGATAAGCGATGGCAAGTTTTCTCCATGCCGTTCTGCCATAGAATCCTTCTGCAAAGTCTTTTGCCATTATGTTATTTGTCCTGTGCCAACAAGACTTATGCTCCCATCTCCTGTGATGATAAATAGATTTTCTTCGGAGTCATATGTTATATCCCCTGTAATAACAGGAGCAATAGAAGTATCCCAATCCCATGCATCCATATGTTGTTCCCCTTTGTAGAGGACAACATCTAACACGCTCGGTTCTTCGGCAATTACATCTTCTGTGGCATACTCCAAATCATCTAAATAAATACTAGGACAGTTTACAGTATAGTAGTAGCCATCCTGTGATGTGTTGATTAGAGTGACATGAGCAATGGAGAAGTCACTTGACCCTCCACCACCGCCTCCTCCTCCACCATTGTTGACATACTCTGTCAGAAGCACTTCACTTCTGCTCTGTGGTGGGTCTAATTCTATATCGTATCCAAGCAGCTTGAAGTATATCTTCTCGATTCTGCTCATAGGTGGTACGAGTTCGACATCCTCTCCGTTTAACTTCTTGAGGATCAAGTCCATTCTGCTGTCTGCCATTGTTGTTACTCCTCTATAATTGTGATTAAAGGCACATATGCGTAGTAGTTAGATCCTCTTGATCTCGCATATACTGCCACGGTATCGTTCTTTGTGATGCTCACTCCTGTGACCACTTTATTCTGCACATGGTTGCTCCAATTGGCTGTGTCTGCTGTTCCATAAGCAGAACCACCAATGTAGAGCTGACTTCCGTTTGTTCCACCTGTGCTTGAACGCATCGTTGACCAATAAACCGTATATGTTCCCGTCTTGTTACAAGTCAATGAATTTACTGATGTGTATGTTGATGATGTTGCTCTCGTGGTAGATTGATGAACTTGCGTGTTCTTTGAACTGCCTGTTGCCGCATTAATATGCACAATTACTTGTTCAAGTCCATCATATCCCAAATCAGCAATTACTAAATTGCTCTGTTCTGATGACGATGGCGTATAGGTTACTGACTTTAACTGCAAGTTTGGAGTGACGTTCACACTAACGGTGGCATATTCTGAAACATCCACGCTACCACTATTTGAAGTAATAGGGAGATTGCCCTCAGGTCTGATATATGTTTTTGTATTACTATTACCATCTGTTGCCTTTAATCCCGCAACATTGTTCCACGTCTTTCCACCTATAACTAACGTATCTCCCATGTTATACTCCTAAAACAACTGTACTACCAACTGCTTCATTAACACACGCATATGCATTTTTCCCCGCACTCCCACCTGTACCAATTTTGTATGTATATAACGTGCCTTGCCCCGTTATAGTCAATGCCTCGGCATTTGAACTATATGGGCATTTTATTGTCATAACTGCATTTACCCGTGTTGTACTGCCATATTGATATGTTAAAGGGATTTGCCCTGTCCCTTGAGAAGCAATGGTCACCGTGTGTCCGTTCTGCACAGAGTTCCCGTTAGCGTCATTCTCGCAAGATAATATACCAACTGAAAATGTTGTGTTGTTTTGCACAATAATTGTGCCATATTCACTTGCCCCTCCTCCTCCACCACCGCTCGTTCTCGGAAGAATAAGGTATCCATTTGCATCCTGTGTAATCTCAATGCCACCGCCACCACCACCGCCAGATGCTGTGCCTGTACTTTGCGTCCCATCGGCTTTTATATATATCTTCCCTTGAGCAACATCGCTGTCAGTCGCTGTGGTCGGTGAAGTATCGGTAAATCTTGCCGTTCCACCACCGGTCTGTGGCAAGTTGACGGCAGGAACATTGCTATACGATGCCCCTAATAAGGTTATGTTCTTTGCCACACTATCACCCCTTTAGGATATCGTGAGTACCTTTGTTGTGCTGTCCTGCGATATAACAGGGATTTGTGCCGACCCCTGGACGGATGCGACACAATCATCATCCCCGGAATAACCGACTTTGACCGTTACTCCTGCCACGATGTTACTTGCCGAAAGGTTAGTGGTGGTCACGGCTGCTATGGTCTGTGTTCCTGTGATGTATGTGCCACTCGATATGGTCTGATTACTTGTAGACGGAGCAAAGGTAGCAGCTCCCTTCGTGGTGACCGATGCCGACAGGGATACAGAGCTGTTTCCTGCCGTTCCTGAACTGACATATCCTGCCGTTACTGACGGAGTTACGGAAACGGTCTTTGATAACGTGAGCGTGTTTGTGCTTGCGGATACGGTAGCACTTGTGCCTGATATCGAAGCAGGAGCTGTGGCTGAACCACTCGATACGGCTTTGGTACTCTGACTTGCGTAGTAGCCTGAAGGAACCGTCACCGTGTCTCCACTTGCTGTGAGATCGCTCGATGTCTTTGTCGCAATGTTTCCTGTGTAGAGAGTTCCGTCTGCACCGTGAGACTTCACTCCACTTAACATCTGTCCGTTGGAGTTAAGTGTAGTATCCGATATATCGTAGAACGATGCGTTCCCTGTTCCTTCTGCGTAAGGTATCGCCACAGAGGGAACATTCTGATAGGTGACATCTCTTATCTTTACATTCTGTGCCATGAATAGCTCCTTATTCTTTATTGCCGTGAACGGCTATATATGTCAAACTTCCCTTCCGTGGAAAGTTGTAGTGCTTTACCAGGAGATTCGTAAATCTCTCTGTAGGGTTCTTCTTCAAGAGTTCATCGTAGAAGAACCAATCCTCTCCCTGTCTTATGTCAGGATTCCTTGTGTCTCCTACAAACTCTTTTCTCATGAACTTCGTGCTTCCACACAAGTTCCTCTTCGATTCTTCCGTCAGTTTAAAGATGCTTCCGTCATTTACCTTGAGGTCAAAGTACACAAGGTCTGTTCCGTCAAGCTGTTCCATTGCCTTCAGAAATTCATCTGTATAAAAATAGTCATCGCTTCCAAGCAGCACTATGTACTCCCCATCTGCGATGTCTAATCCTCTGTTGACGGTGTACCCTACTCCCATGTTCTTTCTATTGTGAAGGACTATGAAGTTAGGATCATTCAGTTCAATGCCGATGGTGACTAATTTGTTCCAGGTGTCATCGGTGCTGCCGTCATCTACTACGATTATCTCTATGTCATCCCTTAAAGGAATGCTCCTTATCGCCCTTTCGATAAGGCTCTCCTGATTATACACAGGAATCACTACCGATACCTTCATTCCCATTTTCCCCCTACTTAACTAATATGTATTGTCCGTTCCAAACGATCTCTCCGTAGTTCTGTGGTATCGGCTCTATCACAAGGTCTTGCACCATTGTCAAGTCTGCCGTGGAAAGTGTCTGTGCCTGTTCTGTCGGTATAACATCGTATGACCCTTCGTAGTAATGTGGGTCTTCCCTTAAGATGATGTTCGTTTGCAGCTCAAGTGGTATCAGCTCCGTATCCGTTTCAAGTTTGAAGGGAACAACTACTTCAGATTGTTCGACTTTCAACGGAACGATGATGGTTGTCCTCATCAAATCACCTCTTCTTTAAGGTTTCTACAGCTTTCTATTCGTTTAATCTCGGTTGCTATCCTCTTTGTCACGCTTCCTTCCTGTATAGTCCAGTTCACCTGCACAAGCACACTCCCTGAAGGAA